GAGCATTAGTGATAGCAACCGCAATAGTGCCTGCAGTGCCACCCAAAGTGATACCTGAACCGCTAGTGAGCGACAAAAGCGGGGTTGCAGTGCCATCAACAGCATCACGAACCATCATCGCAGCAGTGTAACCAGTCAAATTCAAGGCAGTTCCGCCCTGAGTGACAGTAAAAGTGCGGTCAAAGTCTGCGCCAGCATAAACAGTCATCGCATAAGTGCCAGGGTTAATCATCAATATCCCATCATTTTCATTATTGCTACGCTTGCGCCAGCTGCAATCAAGCTAGTGATAGTGCTAAAAATCCAAGCGTTGGAGTGCTTATCTTTCTCAAGTTCACGAATACGCACCTCATGATCTTGTGAAGCTTGCAAAATCTGGATGCTGTTGGCTTTTAAAATCTCAATGTCACGCACAATTTGCAACAACAAATCTTGGTTAGTTACTCTTGGTTCAGCCATTATTGCCCCTCAGCGGTCATAGGTTGCCCACACAAGCCACAAACAAGCATCGAGTCATCTTTAGGCGCAGAATGAGCCACAAGCCCGCCAAAACAGCCCTCAGTCTTACAAACAAACATTAGCCAGCCGCCACCGCAGTTGACATCGAAACAGCCAAACCATAAATAGTCACAGTCGCAGGCTGAGAAGCCGCACCATTATTGACCAAAGCCACAGTCACAGTGCCAGCATTAACAGCGTTCACAACAGGAGTCAAATAAGCACCAGTGGTAGTCAAACCAGCAATAATTGGCGCAACATAGAAACGACTAGTCGGCAAAGTAATGCTAACTAGAGCCGATGAACCTGCACCAATCGCAGTGCCAGGGCCTGAAGCAGTGAAAGCCGACACGTTTGCTGGCATAGGTTGCCAAACCACGCCATCCCAAATCTCAACACGATTCGTGTCATCTTGAAAAGTAGGTTGACCGACAGTAGCAGTCGCAATACCAGACGTGCGTGCAGCAGTAGTCGCAAAAACGCTTACAGACTGTGTTGAAACAGTATTTAGATCAGCGGCAGCAATAACATCGCCAACAGCCCAAGTTTTATACGCCATCACACACTCCTAAAGACCAAGTTTAGCAATCAGCTTGCTATCGCCTGATTAGTTACAGCAAACAAAGTCGAGTCAGCGCGGGCAGGCAAATTATCCAGCGAACCCAACATCAAAGTCACTCGATGCGTTTCAAACTGAATGTCATGGTCAACTCGCAAAACCTGATAAATCTTGTCAATAATCGGGCCAAGGCGACTCGGCTGAAAACAAACACGCACAAGATTATGAATATCCACATAAGCAGCATTCAACAAAATTGCTTGCTGAGGTGCAGTCAGGCTCTCAGCAGCAATCACGATGCTCTCAGCTCGATATTCCGGTTTTGAATACTGGCCATCCAAGTCATTAGCAATAGTCTGCAAACGAGTGCTATTAGTTGACAAGTTAGCCACAGTATATGAACGCAACCCATAAAGAGCAGTGCTTCCGGCATTTGTGGCAGTCACAGTGCCACCCAAAGCGGTAGTCACATTCACCTGGTTATACAACTGATCGCTGGAATAAGACATTGTGAGGTCAAAAATTGGTAATGCAGTGCCATTGCCAAAAGCAGTGCCTTGCGAAATCACATCAGCAAAAGTGACATAACTATAAAGCGAATTGAATGAACCTGTCTGCACAGTCCTAGTCGAAGCCGATTGCCCGACTTGACTAAACCAAATCGGCTCAACCTGCCTAGTCACACCGCTTGACTGAAAAACAGTATTGCCATCAAAATAAATGCTTGCTGTCGAAGCCTTTTCAAACTGAACGCCAGTCACATACTGAACCACATTCGAGCCACCATTGACATCAATGCTGAAACTATCGAACGCAGCTGTGGCAACCGCAGAAACCTGCAACCTAGTCCAAGTGTTAGCAGTCACCGAATAGGCAGTGCTGGCAGTATAAGTCGCACAGACAGCATTCATAGTCAAACCAAACAGCGGGCTAGTGTTCGTTGAATAATAGTAAAGACTCGCTGTATAAGTGCCAGCAGAATAAGTTTTGCCACCTAAAGTGTCAGGCGAGTTGTAGGCATTATCGTAAGACGACAAACCTGACTGCCAAACGCCCTGGAATGCTTTAGAACCAGTAGGCGAACCAGTCACAGACACAATCGCAGTCGCACCGCCAGACCAGCCAGCAGCAGTCGCTTGAGCAAAAGTCACTAAATCGGCGTTAGGTGCAGTCACATAGTTGAAATACTGTGTTCCACCGCTAAACGTGTATTGACTAAAACTGCGATCATGAAACGCCAAAGTGTTGTTTGTTTGAGCATAAAAGTCACCCAACTCACTGCGAGCAACATTCTGCAAATAATTCAAAACATTGTCGCCAACAGCATAAGTTTGAGGCGGCAACATAGTCTGCCCAAAATCTAACTCAGTCGAATCAACAGTGCCATAAGTTTGCGCCACATTGTAAATCTGCCAACCAGTCGTATTCGCAGCGACAGTGCCATTAGTTGAAAACTGTGCGCGACCCAAATCAGCCAACAAATCTTGTGCAGTAAAACTAGCTTGAGCGTTAATACCCTTTTCATCATTAGTGAAAGACCAGTCAACAACCCTGCCAACAAACTGCACCAAACCACCCGAAGTCACACGAACCGAAGCACCTGGCTGAACCATCGAATAACCAGCAGTCCCACCAACCCACAAACTAGAGCTTTGATAAGTCGGGTCAAAAGTTCGGTCAGTATTTTGAAAACTAATGTCACACGAACCAGGCATAAAATCAGTCAAAGCGCGATCAATGCCACGCGAAACCCGCACCGAACCTACAGTGTTAGTGACATCCACATAAGCGGCAGTCCCAAAACTAATCTCAACCTTTTGCGTAGGAATAGCCATGATTTATCGAGCTGCGCCTGCTGGAAGCCAAACCGCCGGAAGTTTGCCATTCGTTTTAGTCCAACGACCAATAGCCGCAACAACAGCATTAGGGTCAGCAGACTGCACATTAACAGTGACGTTTGTATTGCCAAACAAACCCTTATAGGCAGCAAAAGGGTCGCCCTTGGTTGCGACAGGCAAAGACATAGTTTCGCCACCAGCACCCGAGAAAATCGAAGCTCCAGTTGAAACACTCAATCCCTTTTTAGCCAATTGAGCATTAGTAACCGAATCGGCAGCATTAGTAGCCCACAAAGTAGCCAACTGAGTTAGAGCAATAGCAGAAACGCTAGCCAAAGCAACCGAAATACCTGCACCACCGGCAGCACCCAAACCACCTGCCGCATTTTTAGCTTGAATCAAACCAACAGCTTGAGCAAGATTAGCAATTGACTTACCTGCACTAGCCAACATCAAAATACCCTTTAGAGCAATCAAAGCAGGCAACGCTTTTACTAAAGAACCTGCAACATTAGCGAAACCCTTCATCGCATCACCATTACCGAACAAAGCAAAGAAATCTTTTACAGAGCCGAAAGCATCCTTCACCGCGTTCTTGATGTCCGTAAACATCTTGCCAGGTTCGCTCTTAGGGTTGCTCAAATCATCAAGGAACTTACCAACCTGATCAACGACACCACCAGGCTTGCTAATGTAATCAACAAAATCAGAAATCAAAGGCAGAACAGCGTTACCAAGTTTCTCTTTCAAAATGTCCATACTGTTATTGAACTTCATGAAAGGATCAGCCTGTTGAATCGCTGCACCACCAACTTCTTGAGCCAAATCGCCAAACAAATCCTTAGACTTCTTCAACTCAGGGAACATCTTGATAAGAGAAGTAGTATTGCCGTTGAAAGCCTTAGCCATAGCTTGCGAAACAGTATCAAGCGGTTTACCTGCCACAGTTGCAGCATCAAGAGACAAACTTAGAAGATCTTGAGCCTTCTTAGTATCCCCAGTGGCTCTCGCTAACCTGCCAAAACTCGGTCTCAAATCGTCATCCATAATTCCCGTTTGGAGACTTAACTTTTCGACAAACTTACCGGCATTAGCAATCTGAGTTTTAGTCGCACCAGCATTTTTCTTCAACTGAGTATTCAACAACTGAGTGGACTTTTGGTCAGCAGAAGCAGCCTTAGCCGAATCCATCAACAAATCAGTGATCTGGCTGATACCAATACCTATACCAACAGCACCAAGAGCCTTACCTAAACCCCCAAAAGAACCCTTAGCTTTACGGATTCCAGAATCATCAAACTTCGATAAGAGTTTTACGATTACGGACATTAGTTGAGTTTCCTGTTCACTTTAGCTGCATAGCGGTCAATAACTAATTTTACTTCACGCTCCGCATCAGGCAGAGTTTGCTCAACCTGCGGATAAATAAAATTATTTAGACCCTTAGACTTCAATCTGCGAATCATAGTTTCACCCTGAGAAGAAACCCTATGTGAACGCCTACCGCCCTTGTAATCGTATTCTCTAGTAACAGGTTTAGCTTTACGCATGTTACCTTTACCAGCAACATCAGCGATAGCAGTCATAGGGGAAGTAACCCAAATCGCAACCAAAGGCGTGATAGCACGAATCCTAGAACGACCAGTTCTAAACCTTACAGAAACAGCGTTGGCAGGCTTACCTGCCCCCCAAGAAACACGACCATTCCCCTGCATACCCGAAAGCGGAGCAACAGTTGGAATAGTGGACTTGATTACAGAAGCAATAGGTTTAGCAACATCTTTAGAATCTCTAACAAGTTGCTTCTTCAGTCCAGGCTCTAATGCTTCTAAATCCTTGATTAGACCTTTAACATCAAAGACAACATCGCTATTCATTACCGCCCCTTTGATGTCTTAGAGCAAACAACATAGTATTCA